AGTATCTTCATCTTTTAATTGCTCCACCAAATCGCTAAAAAAATTACCCATAATTACCTCTCAGATTTTATATCAAGTTCATTTAAATATCGGTCAAGTAATGCTGGCGAATGTTGTTCTATTGCCGGCTCTGCCCTATCATTTTGCCTTTGCAACTCTAATTCAAATGTTCGTTTTCTTAAATCACTAGAACTATATGAATGTCTACGCTTATGATAATATATTTCGATCCCGTTGTCAATACAATATTGCTTGCCTGTGAAATCTCTACCAAGATATTCTTCACTAAGAAAACGAATATGTATATCTTGCGTCATAAGCAAATTCAATAAGTCCATTTCGGTACTATATACCAAAATTTCATCAACATAACGGCAAGCCTGTAATTGCACATAGCGTTCATAGATTGACTGAATCGGTTTATTTTTTACACCAGGTCGATCAATGGTAGGATCAACTTGCAATGCAACTTTAAGATAGTCGCACAATTCTTTCTCCTGCTTTAGCATGGTAACATGACCAGCATGAAGAAGATCAAATGATGAACATTGAAAACCTATTTTCATGTTCTACCCCTCATATATTTAATTGTTTCTTCAAGACCCATGTTTAAATCCCATCTTGGCAACCAGCCAATCATATGCTTGATGTATGAACAGTCTGTATAATATCTAGCATCATGCCCTGGTCGATCTGCAACATATTCAATTAAATCTTGGCTAACATTTAGTTTCTTGATGATTGTCTTTACCAAATCAAGATTTTTGATTTCACAATCTCCACCAATGCAATATCGATCACCAATTAAACCTTTGAGGTAAACATTCCAAATGGCATCGCAAGTGTCTTCAACATAAATCCAATCTCGTATTTGTTGACCGTCACCATAAACTGGAACAGGTTTACCTTTCAATAAATTGCTAATTGTTTTTGGTATAAGTTTTTCTGTGTGCTGATAAGGTCCATAGTTATTAGAACTATTGACAATAATGGTGTTGAGTTTGAAAGTTTCTCTATATGCATTCACAAAATGTTCTGCGGATGCTTTAGACGCTGAATATGGATTTCGTGGTTTGAGTGGTGAATGTTCATTGAATGATCTTGGTTCAAAGACTTGACCAAAGACTTCATCCGTAGAAACATGTATGAATCGTGCTTCTGGTCGATACTTTCTTACACACTCTAATAGATTGATTGTGCCAATAATGTTTGAATGCACAAATGGCATACAATTATTAATTGAATTATCTACATGACTTTCTGCGGCAAAATGAAATACTGTTGAAATAAGATGATTCTTAATGATCATCTCCATTCGTTCTAGATTTGCAATGTCTTCGCAATAATGAATTACTTTAGTTTTTGCTAACTCGGCACCATTTGATGCATATGTTAGTTTGTCAATCACAATGATATCTTTTAAACTAATGAAATTCAAAATGTATTTCACAAAGTTTAATCCTATAAAACCTGCGCCGCCCGTAATCAAAATCATAATTTACCTCTCAAGTTTTGTTTTCTTTTCTATTTCTTCCTTGTCCATAGGAATTGGGTCTAATGATGTAAGATCAATTTTAGTTTTCTTTTTAATCTTATCAAGCCCCTTTACAAAATCGTCTTTTAAATCTGTAGTCATATCAACAAATGCTGGTTGTTCTTCTGGCTTTTTGTATTGATTAAAAGAATAGTTTGCGGCAATCACCAACAAGACCGCAAGCGGATCAAACACAAAAATCAACAATATAATTACAAATCGAACCGCAGAATCAAAATGATTCTCTGCATCAGAGCCATAGATCAACTCTGCAATGTATCTTAATGGTCCCACTTCTGCCATCAATGCATTCTCTGCTTTCATCAATGGTAGTTTTTCTTTTTGAATTGAAATCAATTCTTCTTGCGTTTGCTGAATTGCTCTATCGGTTGATCTTGAAATTTTATCAGGATCATCACCTGCTCTTTTAAGTAGATACTGCAATCTTTCTTTTGTAATCTTTTCTTTCTGCTCCAGTACTTTTAATTGTACTGAAGTGTCACCAGCATCAATGTTTGATTCAATGTGTGCTTTAGATAGAAAACCAAAGATGCCTAATGATGTAATGAACATCAGCACCACAACTGCAAATGTTAAATAGTATTTAAGAAAGCGAGGTGCTTCGTGCCAATTCTTGTACAACCAAGATGCCGCAATTAACTTACCTGCTTCAAGCCCACCACCCATCAATGCAATAGGGAAAGGGCTTGCCGCAAAGATTGCGATAAGCCCAACAATTGAGTACCATGCCGCAATGGCTGATACAAATAATGCACATGCAAGAGTGAGTAAAGCGAAAAGCATGTCAACCTCTTGTCAAAGACAAAATTTTATCAATCTGATCTTGAATCTTTTCGGTTCTGTTTGGCCAGTAAATATATTCTTTTTCTGGATTCTTCATAAGATTCACAAGCAAAGGCATAATCATTTCTTCTAATTTTTTTAACTTGCCTTTTGTTTCTTCTTGCAACTTTTCTCTTTCGGCATCAAGCCCTAACTTACCTTCATTGTACAATTGAAGAATGCTATCCATTTTGTTTTCAAGGCGAGAGATGCCTTCTACTGATGCGCCTACAGTTTCACGAATGACTGTAGTTTCAAGTGTATCATGATTGACTACTGGTGTCAATTCTGCTTCATCAACTGCGCTGAAACCAAAATCTTCCATTGATCTTGGCAACAAATATTCTGTTGGTATTTTACTCATTTAAAAAACCCCATTAGTGATGATACTGGTTCTGGATTCCAACCAAATGTGTTGACGATAATCTTAAGTGGTTCAATATATGCTTTTTCAAACTGTGTATCATAATCGATATACTTCTCCATGCCAAACTCTTTTGGTAGAACATTCAATACAGAGAAAACATTTTCTTGTAGTGGGTTCGGCATCTTCATGTAACAAAACTTGATCTTGTCGCCATCACGAATTGCTTGGTACTTTTTTTCTAACTTCTTTTGCCTCAGCATATGATTGTATAGAAGACTGCCACGAACATGAATTGGTGTGCCTTTTGGATACAATGATGTTGAAGACTTGCTATCATATTTAGTCAGTTCAGAAACACCTCTTGGAAACGCAACATCTTCAAATGGCAGAGTACTAAACTCTTCTTTGAATTTGGCATTGAATGCCTGAAATTCAATTTCATTACCTGCCATAATGATCTTAAGTGCTTCTTTAATTTTTTCACGGCATGACATTGGCGTGGAAGACTTGACTGCTTCAATACCCATCATCTTAAGTTTAGGTTCTGCAAATCGCACACCTTCTGAATCCCATACATTAAGAATGTATCTTTTCTTTGCAGTCCAGATGCCTTTGTCGGCAATGACTTCTCGCTTCATTTGCATCTTTTGATCATAGGCATTCATGTAGTCTGCCAGTTCTTGATATGACTTATCGATGTATGGTTCAATCTTATCCGAACATGCTTTGTCGATTAGATTTACAATCTCTTCTCTACCTTTGTCTTTGAATACTTTTTCAACAAGTGGACCAAGGTGCAGATAGATCGAATCGGTATCTGATGCAATAACATAATCTATGTTCTCAGTCTTTAGCAATTTGTTCATATAGATGTTCAATTTCTTTTCAATCCAACGAATAGCCAATTGACCAGAGAGTGTGATTGCCTCTGCTTGACGAATATCAAAGAAGCGAAAGTATTCATTACCTAACGCACCATAGGCAGAATTCAACTGAACCTTTTTGGCAAGTTGAAGATTTTTGTAGCGTGAGATTTCATTTTCTAATTGCCTCTTACGCTTGAGCAATTCTGTTTTTTCAGACATAGTGAAAGTAGGTACTCATAATATATTTTGGTGTTTGTGTTGGCATCAAACCTTCGTGTGGATACATCCACATTGGAGGAAAGACTAAAACATTTCCTTGTTTTGCTTCATAGGTAAACTCATCATTTGGTGTATAAAACTTTGTGCCTGCTTCATTATCATTAAGATAAAATAAAAATGCAAGGTATCTAGTACATGATTGTACACTAATTGCATCGGCATGTAAAGGGAAGCAATGTTTATTTGGTTCATATCTTTTTACACGGAAAGATTCAATTCTTCTTTTTGTGGGCAAAAGTTTTTTAGGATCGTATCTAGCAGTATAATCTTCTGCAATGCCTTTGGCAACTTCAACCAAATCTTTATGCTCACTTGTCCAATGAACAATTTCGATTTGATCAAAGATATCATAGGAGGTATCTTTGTTTTCATCTGCATCAAACTTTGCCATGATGTATTCGCAGATTTCTTTCGGTAGAACATTTTGATACATCTGAATCATGATAATTCCTTCAATTGTACTTTGACGCTTTCTAATTCTTTCTGCGCTTCAATCATCTTCTTCTTATATAGAAGACGGTCATCATACATTTTCTGCATCATCTCAGGAAGAAAGCCTTGTTCGTTTCGTTTGAAATAATGACCATTGGCTGCCATACAATATTCATTGTCAGGTGCATATTTGATGTTCAGTAAATTTTCAATAGAAATTGAACTATGCTTACCATCAACAATTGTTTCAGGTGAAACATTGTATTGCATAATCAAGTGCGGATAGAGTGAGTTCAAATCAAACGACACAACCCATTCATATTTACCTGGTGTTGGTTCTTTCACATAAGCACCAGCATACTGTTCGTTCTTTGATGTGTGTTTGTTTTGTGGTACGACAATACCTTTCTTCCACAAATGATTGTGAGTGAGAGTATCCCACATGCGTACTTGTGTGAATACATCGGTGAAGTTTACTTTAGCATCATATGCAAGAGCAAGCACCATGTCAATGAATTTCATCTTCTCATCTAATTTATCGACAAGTTCCACATCTTTGATGTTATAGT